ACATCTATTATAAAATGCCACCATTTCAGGAAATGTACTTGAAAAATTTGTATTTCGTCTACGATCGTATTCTGTGAACCAATTATAAAAATCTTTTCGGCCTTCTTTTAGCTTATCGTCATTGTATACTGTGGTTTCCATATAATCTACAACTCGACGAAATTTTTCGTATTCTAAATTAGTAAATTTGCTAAAACTTTTATCATCAATATTGTCTTCTATGAATTTTAAACTGTCTTGCATAAAAGGCATAAATTCTTCCTTGGGCAATATGTTCATATCATACTGTAAAGGTTCTTTTAAATATGGTGTATCAAATCGAACTCTGTGAATATAATCCCCTCGGCTAAAGGAATACATTCTTCTCCATTCTAAAAACTTCTTTAATAAATTTTTAAAATTAGTAACTGTTAACACATTAAAGGTTACCATAAAAGTCAACGGCAATTTAGTACGGGTCATATATGTATGAAAGTTTCTTTCCCATACTGTTAGATCTAGTCCTGTTCTAATATACTCAGCCTGGCTTCCCCAAGTATCTAAACTTGTAAATATTTTAAAGTTTTGTATTTTTTTACCATATACTAATTTATTTGCCTTTTCTACCAGTCTTTCTATAAGCACAGGCTTAACACCAAAGTTACTATTGATGTTTAATTCTAAATTAGGCAGAGGATTATTTTCCAGGTCTTCTAACAATCTCCAAGTACTCTGTTGCAGTAGTGGCTCACCGCCAGTAATTCGTAATATTGTTAGAGTTTTTCTAACTTCGGGCCACCACCGCCACCAGGCTTCTACATAGGGATTAGTTTCTTCTTCATAGACCTTAAACCAATTAATATCCCCACGATGATTTTTTACAGTAGTGTAAGGTCCAAAGTCTTTGATTTCTTTGTAATAGCTACTAGAATGTTTAGGGTGGCAATAGCCGCATTTAAAGTTACACTCATTACCAAAACTAATTTCAATATATTGAGGATTTACATTCTGATCCCAAGGTCCTGTTTTAATTTGTTCAAATCGGTCAGGAGTATAAATGGTGCTATTTCTTTCTGTGCGATCGCTGACATAATCTTCACCTAATGCTTCTATGTTCCAACAATACTGACAGCCACTAGGCTTACCGCCATTAAGCATTTGCAATCTTTCTATCTTTTTTTGCTCTGTATTATGCAATGCACTAGGATCTATTTGTATTTCTTCTAGAGGAATTTTGTGAGGACGTGGATGATAACAACTATGGGTTTCACCAGATTGAAGATATATCGTAGTGTGATGCCATTTCGCCATACAAAATGTAGGCGAAACTTCATTCATAATAGGAATAAACTTTTTAATTCTATCAACGTTGTTCATTGTATTCTTTTTGCCATTTTAAAAATTGATCTTTTAACCAATCAAAATCGTTGATCTTTAATAATAGTTCTTTGTTGGCGATATTTAATTCGCCGTAACGTTTTCCAGCTTTAGCTCCGCCGATAGAATATTCTCCAAATGGTTGATTAACTCCCATCGAACACCATAGCATTAGTCTTTCTTCAGTTTCTTCATCGTAGAGTCTATCTATTGTCTTACTAGATAATTTTACACATTCTCTAAAAGCACTGCGCCAGGTTGAAAACTCGTCAGTGTTAAACATTGTAGAATTTGATATCTTTGGCATTAATTTAAAATTTTTACTAATGCTAGTAGTCATATCTGGAGTAGCAGTATCTACTTCTAGTGTTAATTTTTTTGGTAGTAATTTAACGCCACCGTATCCGTAGACTAATCCGTTAACTGGGTTTACACTTTTCCATACGTGAACTGTACCAAATGTAATATCTCTTTCATTTTTATTGTAATGCGGAATGTATTCAAATTCAAAATTAAATTTCTTAAGAATATGTGCATCAGCATCAACTACCCAAAACATTTCTGTGTTAGAAATTTTTGCAGCTTCGATATGGGCCTGATGTATTCCTTTAACTCCGTGGACACGTTTTGCTTTGGGAAATCTTTCTTTTAGTTTAGCAAAATTCTCATCGGCATCCTTTTCGTCAAAACTGATAAAAACAATATCAAATGGGTTAGGCTCACTTACAACAATGTCCCATTCTTTCTTTTCTATAGGAAATCTAAATTTAAATTCTTTTTCCGTTAGAATTTTATTTTTACTCATTAATATAAGTCCGTCATAAAAATTTTTATTTTTAAAAACGTGATTTATATTCCTATCATAGTCATACTTTCCATCTAAAGGATCAAAATATATGTCAAATACGCTGGTGTCAGTTATTGTTATATCTGAACGTGTACACCAAAACATAGATTTAGATTCTTCATTGATTATACGAATATATTCATCGTAGGTATCTACTTGTCTAATAGGATATTGAAACTTACTGGCCGCAATATCCATTTCTTTTTTGTTTACATAAAATTTAAAATCAAATTCTTTCTTAAGAATATTAGACTTTTTAGGAATTAATGCTACACCGTGTATATAGGATTCCGTACCGTTACAACTATTTTTAAATACGTGAACATATTCCTCATCCCATTTATCAACTCGATAATCAAAATTAAAATTTTTAGAGATAACAACATCATCCCAAACTAACCAAAAGAATTTAGTAAAGGCTCGTTTCTTAACATCATCTATAGTTTTAATGTTTTCAATTTTTTGAGCTGAAGGAAAACGACCACGAAATTGTTGCCATTCAACTTCGTTGATTTTTTCTTTGCTTACATAAAAAATATCGTAGATCATCTTAGGTATGTGTTAGTAAGTTTAATTGTTTCTTCGTATAAATCTAAAGTATACTTGCTTTGCTTGTTATCTAAGTAAGGATAATCAAATCCCATACCTCGTTTGATGTGATAACCTAGATCCTGTATATCTTGCTCTAGATTGGTGTGGTTGACATTTTCATTATAGATGTTTTTTAAAATTTCAAAGTCTCGCACATCTACATAATTCCAATCTGTACAATTAGTCATCCATTGCCCTAACCTTGCTCCGTAAATGGCATAGAGCCCGTTTTCTTCGTGGGCTCCAACTGTACTCCAAACTTTCAATCTGTGTAGGTTATGCCACCAGATGCGTTCTTTTATTTCATCTGCTGGTATTCTAACACCGTCAAGCAAGGTCATTTTAACACCTTCACGGAATCCTGCTCGCCATGCTTGAAATGGTGATCCTGTAATAACTGTTTCACTATAACATTCAGAAAACTGTTTGTACCCTGCTTCCCAACAAAAATCTACTTGCGCACGATCACTGTCGCTAGCTTCATGACTCTTCATATTAAGAATAAAATCTTTGCGCCAAATCTTTAAGCCGCCGTTGCCGTACAACAATCCATTGATACGATTTCTGGCCAACCAACTATAGACCTGTATGTCCTTGTTATCGGGATCAAACCCTAGATTAAAAAATTTATTGTCAACAATGTTGTCTGCATCAACAGTAATGACCCAGTCAGTTTCACTAAGTTCTGCTGCGGCTTTGTGTGCGGCATCACTGCCTTTGACTCCGTGAACTCGCTTGGCCCAAGGTACCTTGTTGCATAGGTCAGCATAATGCTCGTCGGCGTTAGGCTCATCATAACTTAAAAAAACAATATCAAGTTCTAGTGTCTTCATAGGTATACTTGTCAAAAATTCGTCGTGTGTAAATGCTAAACTTTTCTGGCAATACTAGTGTAAATCTCTGTGGATATTTTACCAGTTCGTTTACATTAAAGTTAATCATTTCTTTTAATATGTTAGGATCGTTATATTCTGTTATTAAAAATACCATGTCCTGATCTCCCTGCCATTCTATGGTTTTCAACAGAGGATTAATCTTAAATGTTAACAAAGCGTCTGCTCTGTCATATTCTATACTGACATCGGGCTTGGAGATCTTACTCCATTTTTTATCAATTACTCTATGTAGCACATCGTCTATTTTAGTAAGCCCTGTTATACTGTCAAGATTTACTTTTATAACTCTACCAGAAATAATATCTACTTTGTAATGCCGTAGAGTTTCTCCTCGATCGTATATGCCTAATGCAACATCAAGATCGACTTGAATTTTGTTTTTAATATGATCAGCGGCTGGGCCTGGGTGCAATGCTATGACATTTCCATCAAGATCAAATTCAAAGAAATAAGTTTCTTCAGGAACTTCTAGAGTTTTAATCCATTCGTCAAAAGGAGCAAGGTCTAGTTTTTCTTCCATGCTATCTCCTCTAACATACTTACTAGTTCGTCTGTGATAATATCTTTTTCAACATAATGTACAATGTCAGTCTGTTGATAATTGCCAATCTTTAGACTGCCGTCACCTTTGAGATAAAATCCCGCTTGATCAGTTACACGGTCTGCATCCCAGGGCCAACTCTGCACCTGAGGTTTTAAGTGTACTACTCTAGGAAAATCCAAAGAGTAGGCTATTTCACTGTCTATGTCTAGCAGCTTTGCCGCTAGTGCAAATGCTTCATCTGTACCTATAACCTTAGGTACATGATTGCTTAGATAAAGATTTTTAAATTCTTGTGGGTTAATAAAAATCTGTCTTGCAAGTTCAAAGAACTCTTTGCCGCTGTCTTTCTTGAAGAATGTCCACATTGAATATAGATTAGGCAAATCGTTTTTGGTAAAGGCTTTACGATAAGCATCACTAGTAATCACTTCGCCTCTAAATGTGAACGCACGGTTGGCCACATATAGGTCTGTGTTTTCTATAAAGTAATCAATCCAGTGACTGTAATCTCTAAGGAACAGCATGTCAGCATCTAGGCAAACTGTGTATTCCCAAGGCGTTACAGCATCCATCCAACTACGGCCATCCCAGAATTTTTGTTCGGGCCATTCTATAACCTTGTCAAATACCCAAGGGCTAGCTAAACTATCAACTGCTGTTTTGTCGTTGATCACTAGTGCCACTTTATCGTA